GGCAGCCTACGAAACGGGCACCGTACTTCACGTCCACAACAACACGGCGGCGAAAGACAACAAAGATCCTGAGTATCAGGCAAAGATCCAAAAAGTCAAGGACGACCATGAGAAGGCGATGGCGTCTATACCAGAGCACCTTAGGCACAGAGCAAAGGCCGCGGCCGAAGCGTCCGGAAGCGCCTACATGAAGAGCCTTAAAGACAACCACGGGTACGACGCTGAACACATACATGAAGTCCATCACACTGCGGCCGGCATCGGTGAGCACTTGGGCAAGAAGGTAGACAGGGCGGCCAACCCACACGACCTAGTCATCAAGGGTTCTAAAGGCGGTAAGAAATTCATACACGGCGCTTCTCTTAAAGCTAGGGCCGGCACCGCGTCTAATAATCCCGTCGGTTCTTTCGATAGAAATTCTGGCTTGAATACAAACGTCGCCGGTGTTTGGGCTCAACACAAGAAGATGAGCAACCTGCACACTAAGTCAAACAAAGAGATAAAGACTGTAAGGCATGAGCCTGAAGTCGTAAAGGCGAACAAAGAAGCTCAGAACGCGTCCGCGGCCCACCACATCGAAGCTTTCGGTAAAGCTTCACTCGACGCACAGAAGCATCACCTCAAGCACATGCTCAAGCTTAATAAGCCTGATCTAGAATACGACTACGTCAAGGGCGAGGGCAAGGGCTCAGCGGTACCAAGGGAAAAGATGCCTCACGCGAAAGCCATCGACAGCGCAAAGAGCTTCAAGGTCACTCCGGCGGGCAATCGCTTTCACGTGCACGATGAGAAGGGTAACCACATAGCTACGTTTGAGCACAGGCCGACACACGGATCGTTCGTGAGCCCACAAGTAAACGCCAAGTTCGGTGCGATGAAATGAAGACATTCTCAGACTTTCTCACCGAACAGGCCGGCGCCAAGCTCAAGCACCTCGAGCATCCTGAAGACAACGCCGTCACCTCGGCAGCTGGGTTCACACACGCTTTCCACGCGCTTCACGACGTTCACAAGGCGTTGAAGGGTCAGAAGAGCACGTCGCACGTTACTACAAAGCTCGACGGTTCTCCATCGATTGTCTTTGGTCGCCATCCGCAGAGCGGCAAGTTCTTTGTAGCGTCGAAGTCGGCGTTCAATAAGAACCCAAAGATCAACTACAGCCACGAAGACATCGATCGCAACCACGGTCACTCTCCGGGACTCGCGCACAAGCTGAAGCAGGCTTTGGATCACCTTCCTAAGGTCACTCCTAAAAAGGGCGTCTATCAGGGCGACTTCATGCACTCACACGACGATAGGCACGAGACCGACACACACGTTCACTTTAAGCCAAACACCATCAGTTACTCGATTAAGAAGAGCTCGCCCGAGGGTCAGAAGGCGGTTAAGTCAAAGATCGGCGTCGCGGTTCACACGAAGTACGAGGGAAGCAGCCTCGAGGATATGCACGCGACTCCGCACGTTGACCATGAAAACTTCAAGCAGCACAAAGACGTACATATGATCTCGCCGGAGGCTAAGCTGAAATGAGTCTATCAAAGCAAGAGAGCACCGAGTTTGAGCATCACATGGCGGCGGCCAAGGAGCTGCACGACAAGCAGCCCCACAACTTTCACGACGTCGTCGGTAAACACGCCGAGCACGTGACGACCTACATCAATCAGACCGTGCGCAACGGTACGAAGCCTACGACCAAGGGTCTCAGGGCTCACATCGCGGCTAGACACCAGAAGAACATCGACGCCGTCAGCACTCCGGCGGCGAAGGCGAAGAAGACCGAGTCGATGAACGCCGACCTCAAGCACCACGACGACAACGAGCATCACTTCGCGAACGCCCTGAAGATTCATCACCACATCGCGGCTGCTAACGACATCTTGGTTCATGGGTTGAACAAAGCCTCGAAGCAGCACAATCCTTTGGAACACCACATCGACGGGAAAGAGACACATCCCGAAGGCTACGTCGCACATCATAATGGACAGTCAATCAAACTAGTGAACAGGGGCGAGTTCTCGAGAGCGAACTTTGCTGCGACTAAAGCATGGAAGACTGGTCAAAGCTGATCACCATCAACTACCCACACGGGTACCACGGTGACTTTATAGCCTGCCTCATAACTAAGACGGATCCCGAGATCACCGAGGGTCTTACGGCGACCTACACGACACCGGGAATAACTTCGGCGTTTGGCGTAAAGAATCTCGACGTCATAGTTGGGATGCATCTCGATCAGAAGAACAGGGACTTCTTCGTCGGCGAAGACACTGAATTCGCAAGAAGACAGCGCAACTACTACAGTCAGGTGCGAGGGAGTCACTTCATCCAAAACCTCATAGATGATCTCAGGTGGCAGTTCAATCACCTTCGCGGCGTAAAGACGGTGTTCAACACACACTACTGCAGGTACCAAAGCTATCTTCCTTTGAAAGATATATTTCCTCGATCATTGAACGTACGCCTTACCCTTGAGAACATGCGAAACAAACCGATATACGACTTCTTGTTTGAGCATAAGATACTAAATCACTACGGCAACACCTCGGCTTATAAATTCTATAGAGGCAACCCGCACGATAGACCACACATGAGCGCGACTGAGACTCCCGTCTACGTTGATAGGCTTATGGCCGAGAATGGGTTTGAGTACGCCAAAGAACTAGAGAAGCTGTTCGACTGCGACTTCGACACTAGGTTGCTAAACATATACAAGATCATGAACGAGCGCCTGCTCACTAACAATGGATATAAGTATGAAGCTCTTGATCACTGGTAATCCACAGTTTGGTTTAGCCGCAGCACTGTTCAAGATATATCCCGACGCCGATTTCATAAGCAGGCAGACCGGTCACGACCTATGTAAGAAGGAGAACAGGCGCTGGGTAGCCATCGAGTGCATAGGCTACGACGTCATAATAAACAACTCCGCACTTCACGAGTTCAATCAGACCCTCTTGCTCGAAGAAGTGTACACGTCAGCTTTGAAATACAACCACAACCTGCACATCATAAACATCGGCAGCACCACGGACAAGACAAACTCGTCGCGCGTCTGGATGTATAACGCCGAGAAGAAGGCTCTCAGAGATGTCAACAACACGATGGGACTTGCGGCGAACTGGAGAAAAGACGAGGGACCGAAGGTAACCTACGTAAGCTTCGGCACACTGTCGAACAACCAGCACAAACACCCAGACCGTCTGTGCATTGACATCGACGAAGCCGCACAGTATATAAAATGGATAGTCGATCAACCAAAGCACATATCAATAAATGAGTTGAGCATCGACAGGATGCAGAGTGAAACATGGACCAACTGAACTGGAGCAACTACGACTTCACCAAGATTCCCTTCGACAGGATAGTCAAGGTGGGTCAGCGGACAATGCTGTATCGCGACATGTTCGTCGTCAGCTGGATCTTGGGTAGGTTCTGCAACTACAACTGTTCGTACTGCTGGCCGTACGCCAATAGCCGCACTAAGGATCACCGTTCTACGGAGCTTTGCCTCAAGACGATAGATGAGATCAAGCGTCAGTCGCGAAGGAACGGGTTCAACAGCTATCACTTCAGTCTATCTGGAGGCGAACCGACGTTCCATCCGGGATACCTAGACATACTCCAGCACTTAGCCGACGACGTACCGAACTGCAACTACACTTCGGTTCACATGACGTCGAACTGCTCGCAAAACATGAAGTTCTTTGAGAAATACGTTCGCATCGCCGCGAACTTCAACCGAGCCTCGGTCACAGCGAGCTTCCACAAGGAGCACCTCAATACGCCTGAGAAGGTAGCTGAGTTCGCCGATAAGCTTGAGTTCTTTCAGAGCTGGGACATACAGGTCACGATCAACATGGTCATGGTTCCGCAGTGGTTCTATGAGCTATACGACGAGGCGATGTACTTCCACGATCGCGGGATCAACGTTACCCTTAAGCCGCAGAGCGACCCTAAGGCTTCCGTCGTCGTTCCCGGATACACGGATCACATGCTCGAGATCCTATGGAACGGTATGCCTCAAAGGTTCTTCACCGACACAAAGAAGAAGTTCGTCAGGCCGAAGCCAAAGAAGCCGTTGGAAGACATAGCGATCGAGAACGACAACAAAGTGCCGCAGGACTTTCAAGTCGAGCTGACCGATGAGCTCGGAAACAAGTGGTACATGGATCAGTCGGAGAGGTTCAACGCCTTCAACTTCAATAAGTTTGAGGGATGGATGTGCAACTCGGGTTACCAGTCATGCATCATCCGCGAGCCCGATGGATCGATCAAGAGAAGCTACAGCTGCCACGATAAGCCGCTCGGAAACATTGAGACTGGGTTCGAGCTCTTTCCAAAACCCGTGATCTGCACGACCAAAACATGCGTGTCGAGCGCCGACAGTAAGATACCAAAGAGGCTGATGAATGTCTAACCAACAGTTTACAGTAAAGCAAGTTCCCGGATATGAAGCTAGGGTAAGACGCGATAATATCGACGGCGTCGACGAATGGCTCTGGCCTTGGGACGACGAAGGACTGTGGCTCGGCCCAAGTCAAGAGTGGGCGCCGATCAAGGAGCTCATCCTCGAGCACTGCCCGTCGCGCCACACGGTGATTCAAGCGGGAGGAGCCTGCGGTATGTATCCAAGGCTGCTGTCGAACATATTCGAGAGAGTAGTTACATTTGAGCCGGATCCCATCAACTTCTTCTTTTTATCACACAACTGTAAAGACAAGAGGATCACCAAGTTCAACGCCGTGCTTGGCAACGAGAACAGGTGGTCGACCTTCTGCTACCCAGCTGAAAACAACAGGGGCACAGGATCGATCCAATTCAACGAGCACGATCCATTGGTCGGCGACACCGTCATGTTCAGGGGAGACACTTTTGTTTTCAAAAAATTAGACCTGATCTACCTCGATATTGAGGGCGGGGAGTACAATGCAATCACAGGATTGATAAATAACATTAGACTACATAAACCCGTAATCATATGTGAAAACGCGCACGCTGGACCAATTGACTACTTAGCTAAGTTTGGATACTCAGTCGTTGCTCGTTCCCACTCAGATACCCTAATGAAGATCATAGAATGAGCACGAACGATACCGGAACGTCAAACTCCCCGAAGGGTCAGAAGAAGCTTCAGTCCCGAAAGGTCAACGACGACATCGAGAAGAAGGGTGCCACGATCAGCGGCGGCAAACCCAACCCGATCAACATCAATCCGGTAAGCGAACAGGCAGAACACACCGCCGTGACCAACCTGAACATGAGGGCTCAACCCCCGCACAAGGGTCACGCCAAAGTCATCAAAGCAGTCGAAGACGAAGCTAAGAAAGTCGGCGGCTCGGCCCACATCGTCACCTCACACTCAGAGGGCGACGCAAAGAACCCGATTCCAACCGCGAAGAAAGTCGGCTACCTCAAGAAGATGGCGTCACCGGGAACCCACGTCTCAGCTACTTCAAGGGAAGCACCCAGCATATTCCATACGGCCGTTAGGCTCAATCGCCATGCCCATCACTTAGTTGTGGTAGCGGGTTCAGACCGCGCCAAAGAATACGAGGGTCTCCTCAATAAGTACAATGGCAAAGAGGGTCCACATGGAATGTATAACTTTAAGTCGATCACAGTAAAGTCGATCGGCCGTGATCCGGACGCCGAGGGAACAGAGGGCGTCTCAGGCACGAAGATGCGCGAACACGCTAAGAACGGTAACATAGCCGGATTCAAAGCCGGTCTTCATCCCGACCTTCACCAACACGCGGAAGAGATGATGAATGACATCAATAAAGCAAACAAGAAGAAGATGAAAGAAAGCGTCGACGAGCTTTTCGGCGAAACATTCATTGACACCGACGACACACTCGCGGTTCTTGAAGCCATCGACGCAGCCCACAGGGAAGCCCTTCCCCGATCAGGCGACAGGAAGAAGCTTCAGTACGTAGCAAGAAAAGACCAAGATCGCAAGAAGAGCCCAGTGCCTTATAGACAAGACATGATTCAAACGAATGTCACAGAAGCTAAGAAGAAGCCTAAGTCAGGCTGGGATAAGATCTGGGATCCAAAGACCATCTCCGGTCGCAAGATGATCGCGGCTTCCGATGAAGCTCAGAAAGCAGCTGAAGCACTCAGGGCCGCTGCTAAGAAGAACGAAGAAGTAGAGCGCGTCGATGAAGTGTCAAAAGAACTCATTGGCCAAGTGAACAAAAAGAGGACACTCATGAAGATTCCATCAAAGACTAGGAAAGCGTCCGACGTGCTTCAGCGCGCAGTCGACAGAGCTCGCGGCGTCAATCCTCCCAAAGAATACAAAGAACCAAAGATCGTAGAAGAAAAAAAGCGCGGTCTCTGGGACAACATCTGGGCGAAGCGCAAGAGAATCAAGGCCGGATCTGGCGAACACATGAGGCGTCCCGGTGAAAAGGGTCGTCCCACGGCGCAAGACTTTAAGGACTCACAGAAATGAAAACGTTTAAGCAATTTAAGAAAGAAGGCTGCGGCGACGACTGCCCATGCATGAAGGAGTCGATCGAAGAAGCTGCAGTTGATTCCAAGGGTCACAAGAGCTCGACCGGTGGTTTGACTCAGAAGGGTCGCGACTATTACAATCGCAAGACCGGTGGACACCTTCAAGCTCCGGTCACCACTAAGCCGTCGAAGCTCAAGAAGGGTTCTAAGGCAGCCAAGCGGCGCAAGTCTTTCTGTGCCCGCATGGGTGGGATGAAGAAGAGGCTGACTTCAGCTAAGACCGCGCGTGATCCTGACTCAAGGATCAACAAGGCGCTTAGAAAGTGGAACTGCTGATGAAGACCTTTAAACAATACGTGTCGGAGCTATCTGTTCCGGCGGGAACTACTGGACAAAGAAAAGATTGGAATCCTCCGATGGTGGGGATTCGCATGGCCGACGGTAAGATCAAGAAGCTCCCTCCTGGAAAAAGTGGAAGCTCGGGCGGCGGCGATGGAGGCGGCAACGGGGGTGAATAATGGCGCAGTTTAGGAAAGACACGCACCAATACTTAGCCGACGGCACCACTATCTTTGAGGTAATGATGCTTGCTGATCAGTACGGTAATCTGGTTGGTCCTGCTAATCCATCGGGAATGGCAGTTGATGCGTTTGGCCGTGCTCGTATGTCTACACCTATGACTCTATTTGATTCATCTCACCGTTATAGAGATAATAATCTTTGGGTTACTTCTAATACTGCTACTGCAACTTATGCTTTCTCTACCAATGAAGGCTTAGTAAACTTAAACGTAGACACAACGTTGAATGCTGAGATCATAAGAGAGACTACAAAGGTATTCTCTTATCAGCCTGGTAAGTCTTTGCAAAGTATGAATACCTTTGTTATGGGTGCAGCAAAGGCTGGTCTCAGACAAAGAGTAGGATATTTTGGTGCAAATAACGGTTATTACTTAGAAAGAGACGGCACGTCTATTAGCTTTGTAGAAAGAAGCTACGTCACCGGATCTCCTCAAGAAACACGTGTATTACAGAGTGACTGGTCACTTGATAAACTAGACGGTAATGGCCCTTCAGGCTTAACATTAAATCTTGCTAATGCGCAGATATTGTTTACTGATATTGAATGGCTTGGTGTTGGTACAGTCAGAATGGGATTCGTCATTAACGGTCAATTTATTCATTGTCACTCATTCCATCACGCCAATCTTCTTACGTCTACATATATAACAACCGGATCTTTACCTCTACGCTATGAGATAAAGAATACAACAGCGACCGCTTCTTCTAGCACTTTGAAGCAGATATGTTCTACTGTTATCTCAGAAGGTGGGTATCAATTAGCAGGTCTACAGCAGGCAGTAGGAACTCCAATTGGGTCTCCTCGAGATTTGACTACGGTCAATACCTACTACCCTCTCATTTCACTGAGGTTAAAGACCTCACCGAATCGTTTGGATGCCATCGCTATTCTAACTGCTATATCACTAATTGGTATAACTAACAATGCGAACTATAACTGGCAGGTGGTAGCTACAGGAACGACGACTGGTGGAACATGGGTCAGTGCAGGAACCGACTCTGCCGTCGAATATAACATCACAGGAACTAGCTTCACCGGTGGAAGAATACTTGCATCCGGATGGACAAACGGATCCAACCAAGGATCAACACCAGTTGATATTCTTAAGGAAGCACTATTTGCATTCCAATTGGAAAGAAATTCATTAACATCAACACCATTTGAACTTTCATTAATCGCTGCAGCTGATTCAGCAGGCGCCGATATGTATGCTTCAATGGACTGGGAAGAAGTATCAAGGTAAAAAACATGCTCATAGATCAAATGAAAGTCGTGCACGCGACCAACTTCTCATTCTACCTCAAAGCCCACTTCTTTCATTGGAACGTCGAGGGTCCATTCTTCCCGCAGCTTCATGGGTTGTTTGGTAGCATCTACGAAGACGCTCAAGGCGCGATCGACGACATCGCCGAGCACATCCGCGCGATCAAAGGATACGCGCCGGGATCATTCACACGATTCGCGCAAGATACAAAAGTCAAGGATCAAGTCGATGTTGTTCCCGCGATGGACATGGTCAAGACCCTGCTCGCTGACAACGATACGATGATCACCGAGCTCCTCAAAGCTCAAAAGATGGCTGAAGTCGACAACGAGATGGGTCTTGCCAACTACCTTCAAGACCGCATCGACATACATAAGAAGCACGGTTGGATGCTTAGGGCCACTTCTAAATGAACGAATCCACTAAAAATGAGTCTCCTAAGGCCAAAGAAGATCGATCTATAAATATAGCTATGATTAAACCAAAAAATGTTAAAGACAAAAGCATTGCTTATAAGTCTTCAAACTATGTTCGAGATCTATTAGGAGAAGGAAAATAAAAAATGGCACTATGGGGCAACAATGATTCCAAGACGGCTTCAGGCACCGTTCAGATTTACGCGAACGGCCTCGTCTCTGGAACATCTACTGTATTTCAAACACAGGCGCGCGTAGGCGACTTCATTCAAGTCGCTAACGTCGATTACATGATCACCTCGATTTCTACAAACACCGCTTGTCAGGTTGTCGGTCCGGCACAAAGCGCAACGGTCACTGCGCAGAATTCAGGCAGCTCATACAACCTTAATGAGAAGCCAAGGTACGCGCTCCTCGACGACGGTCACCACAACTATAGCTACCCAGCTGGTACGACCAACACGATCTTCGGTATGGACACGACTGAAACGTCCGTAACTAACGGCGCGATTCGCGAAGTCGTTTTCATCAGCCGTGGTTCGGGCTATCAGGCAAACGCCACCGTCACCATCACAGGCGGCGTGGGTAACACTGTCGCAGCAGCAGCAAACGCTCAGTCTAACTCATCGGGCCGCATCGCAGCGATCAACTTCTCGAACAACGGCGTTGGTTACACGATTGCTCCGACGATGACTGTATCGGCACCCGGTCCGATCTACTTCAACGGCAACGTCACCCTCGGCTCGGTCGTTCTCGGCAACGCGACTTCTGACTCAACGACTCAGAAGCTCGACAACGGTTGGATCGCGCTCGGCAGCACCAACACCGCTTTCTTGGCGAACGGCGACGTAGTCACCTACCTCGTGCAGGCAGGCAACACGGCGATCGGTGGTCTCACCAACGGTCAGTCTTACTCGGTGTACACGATCAACTCAACAGCTATTCAGTTGTACTTGAACGTTGGCGGCACGCAGAACACCTTCATCAACCTCTCGTCGGTATCAGCCACCGCACAGGCGAATCACTCGCTTACCGGTGCAACTGCTCAGGTCGCTCCGATCCTCTCGGGCGTTCATGAGTCGGATCACGCCGGTTGGGTTCGCCGCATCGTCGGCACCGGTGGTCGTGCGGGTCGCGTGACACACGAGACTCTCGTGGCAATGGGCTCGATCGCAGGCGACGCGTCTGACGACAACGTAATGCCTGACGCTTAATTAGTAACATAGGGTGAACCAGCATGACGGATACTAAGATCTCAGAACTCACTGCCGCCACGACGATGGCGTCCGGTGACTTGATACCGATAGTGTCCGACCCAGCCGGTTCACCCGCTACTAAAAAGATAACCTTCGCCAACTTCTACGCCAACGTAGTCGTCACGGCAAAGTTCGCCAACACCGTTACGCTGACGGCTGCCGTTACTTCTAACAGCTCACTCACGGCGAACAACCTATACATCACCTATAGAACTACTCCTGCTTCTTCAGGTGACACCGTCACGAACGGTAAACTGTGGTTTGACAACAACTATCTCTATGTTTCGACAAATACCAATGTGATCAAGCGAGTCACGTTGGATACATTCTAATGACATGCAGGACAGATTAGACGCGTCTAACTTTCTTCTCTACGCCGCGAAGCACTATGACAATCCACAGTGTTTTGACACGCTGGAATTCTACGAAGATCTCAAAAGATTCAAGTACATAAAGCGCCTCCTGAACAGGTACGTCGAAGACGGCGACCTCAAGGAACGTCTGATACTGAACCACATCGTCGTCTTGTTCAACCTATTCGGTACGAACGCGGCGATAAGGATGCTGTTCTTTAAGTGCGAGGGATTCGAGTCGCAACTCATTCCATTCTTAGTCTCTCTCAACAACCTTCCTCCTAGGGTCGAGAACATAGGTCTGAGCTGCAGGACTATAAATACATCAGACATCCCTTTGGATAAAAACGTAGTCGAAGCGCTCAGGAGAATATAATGGCCGTCATGGACGTCTACATGATATACCAGTTCATCAGGAGACTGGTCACGCCGTTCACCGAGATGCCGGCTTACAGGGCTGGGATCATCGACAATCAGGGCAAGTTCTTGAAGCAGAGG